ACAAATTAAGGAATAGTTTATAATATGGCTCTGTGTTATAAGGTTATGGAGAATATTCCTCAACTCCCGAAAGAATATATTGATATTGCGTTGCAAACTGTAGCCAACGCAAATGCTGAAAATATCCCCCCGCAGAATAGCGGAAGTGCATTATCTTTTTCGGGCCGAGACCGTACTATTATTAAATACGGCAAAAAATCTATTAGCCGAGGAATACCGAGGTATGGCTTAGAAGATCAATTAGGTGATTGGATTAATAAAAACATAAGCACTGAGTGGGCACAGATCAGTGTGGCTAATAGTACAATAGATTATGCCAATGGCGGAACTCCTGCAGATAACATTCATTGCCCACATACAGATCGGACTAGGCAGTATGTCTTAATGTATCTGTTGGTGGCGGATAATCCTGATCAAACTACAATATTTTATCAGGAACCTGGATACGGAGTGCATAGGCAAAGAGGACTTTTCCATCAAAATATAGATTCTTTAAAAGAAATTGATTCTTTTATAATGCCCCTACATGAATGGGTTTATTTTGATGTATCAATTTTGCACTCTGTTGAAAATATATTAGGTAATAGAACAGCCATTCAAATTTCTTTTGAATGCGAACCATTTGGGATTTTTGTAAAGGAATAATTATGTTTTTTCTATATTGGGCGGCAGCCGGATTTTGCACAGTATTTGGTTGGGATGCAGGACAAAATGTTTGGGATCGTTATATTGAACCGCATGTTCAAATTGAACAACCTGCTGATTCTGAAAAAGAAAAATCTAAACGTTGATCACTTGGCCATTAATTGATCTACAAACTCTAATAATAGTCTGTGGTGCTTGCCGCGGTGCCAATGCGGTTGCATATATTTGTAACTATCATACCAAAACTGCTCACTTTCAGGATGACAACCGATTAAACCAATTTGTCCCTGTATTATAGCCATTGGATCACCGTTGGCATAAGTGGCAACTGTTTTAAATCTACGTCGATTGCCTACTAGAGCACACCCATCGTAAAAGAACATCTTATCTTCTTGACCGTCCCAAGTTATATTAATGGCCTTGGCATGCGGTCTACGTGTATCAGTTCCAGGTCGTCGAATATACTGTACAGGTTCAACATCTTCTAGAATATCAAAGTAATGTCTACCGGCCCAGTAAGCACCCATACAAATACCAAGATACTTTCCATCATTATGTACGTAGTTTCTAATGCTCTTGGCGTTGTTTTTTAATAGGTTATCGTAACTGTCACTATCCCCGAATCCTCCAGGAACCGCAATCATATCTACATTGTCAAAGAATCCGTCTTCTACAGGATTTTTAGAGAAAAGTTTGAAGTTATAATGCGAGCCCAAAGCCTTCATTATCCCGTTTCCAGATTGGACCGAGCACCTAGGATCATGGATAAACAGGGCAATAGTGGGCTTCATGTATTGTTATTTATGTGCTATAATATGTATCTAATATTACTATTCGAAAATCTACTAAATACAGTATGAAAATTACAGAAATAGATCGTAGAGGATTTTTAAAAGGGCTCGGAGCCGCAGGAGCTGCCGCCGCAACAGGCGGGGCACTGGCTAAGAAGCCAGTAGAATTGCCCATATCCGGCTTCTATCCTGTATACGTAAAACCAGGCGACACCATTTATAGTATTTCTCGAAGTACTATGACTGATCCCAGGGACATAATGAAACTAAATGGATACAATAGTAAAACTAAACTTGAAAAAGGGCAATTGATTAAGATTCCCGAATACGGTAAGCATCCCGACCATCCATTGAAAACACATCAAACTGTACCTGTTGCAACGGCAGTCGAACCTAATAAACATGCAGTGCCAGCAAAGGTTTCAGATTTACCCAAACCAACCACAACCCCGACACCTACAAAGAATACTGGTAATGCCTTAGAGGAACCAGATTTCCTTGAAAAACTAGTGAGAGTCGCACAGGAGTTGGGTATTTCAGCAAAAGCGTTATTTGGTGTTATTAGACATGAATCACACTTTAACCACCACGTACCCAATCCCAAGACTGGTGCAATGGGGCTTATACAATTTATGCCCGATACCGCTGAAGAATTGGGTACTAGTACTAGACAACTGGCTCGAATGACCGGTACACAACAACTGGATTATGTGTATAAGTTTCTTAAAAATCATAAAGTTAGACCGGGAATGGATATAGGCGATCTTTACATGAGTATATTCATGCCTCTTTATGTTGGAAAACCTGAAGGCACTGTGTTGGGTAAAAAAGGTGGCGGAAAACTTCCAGGAACTAATAAAAGTATGCATAAAATCTGGGAACAAAACCCATCATTAACTGGTGGCAAAGATTATTTTACCATCGGTGATGTAAAGAAAAGATTAGCAACATTTATGCCATCATGATAAAAAATAAACTAAAATCATTGACTTTAATGGATATTTTTGTTACACTAAGTGTAATAGTCCTATTTGCAATAGTAATAGATCAAGTAGGCACAGAAGTCATTCAAACAATTCAAAACCTTATCAAATAATGCGTTTTTTAACCTTTATAGCACTTGCTTTGGCTTTATTTTCGGCTCATGCAGAAAAGATTACCGCTACTAGTTGGCTAGTAGCAGATGACCAGGGCAAAGTATTAAGTCAGGAAAACATTGACGAAGTACATGCTATTGGTAGTATAACAAAACTATTCACAGTTATGATTGTGCTGGATGCTGGGCAAAGACTTGATGAGCAAATAGGTAAGTTTACCCGCGAACAATTGATACAATTAGCACTAGTTAAAAGCGATAATTCTGCAGCAGATTCTTTATGCGATCATTATAATGGTGGTAGAGATGCCTGTGTCAAGGCCATGAACACCAAAGCACAAGATCTTTACATGAAAAATACTAGATTTGTTGAGCCTACAGGACTCAGTATATTTGATGTAAGTACTGCCACTGAATTAGTTAATTTAGTTATTGCAGCGGAAAAATATCCTTTGATAGTTGAAGCCGCACATACAAGCACTGCAAAAATCAAGGTCAAGAAAAAGTGGTTCATATTCCATAACACAAATCCCTTAATTGGTTACAAACAAAACATCATAGTCAGCAAAACTGGCTACATAAGAGCCAGTGGTGGGTGTTTGGTTATGATGGTAGATACAGAAATCGGGCGTCGTATTCTAGTGCTACTTGGTAGCAAAAATACTCATACCCGAATACCTGAAGCAGAAATAATAATTAAAAACGCAGATTAAGTATATGCGTATTCCGGACCCTTGACAACTGAGGGATTAACGGAATAAACCAATTCCCCAGTATTACTATAAATTTTTGCCCCGTGTGCGTCTGCGGTACCAGCAAATGCAATAGCATCTTCCATTGACTCAAAAAAGTGAGTCAATGATTTTAACACACCATCTTCCCATTTATGTAATCGAACTTTATGTTTGCTCATAATTTACCTTAGGCGTAACTAGTAGTACTAGTGGTGTTGTTATTTACCTCGTGAACTAATTCTCCGTCAATGGTATAAATTTTTATACTATGACTGTCGCTATGCGCTGAATGATGTTCGTGATGTCTAGCTAAATGTGCCATTGCATCTTCCCATGCAGATACTAATGTTTCTTCTGAAGACAGTATCCCGTCTTTCCAGCTATTTACTCTTACGTAATGTTTCATGTTATTGTCCTTTATTTGAAGTATTTAGTCCAAATTTTACGAGTTTCGTTGGTATAATGTGTTAAACTCCATTGATTGGATTTAACATTAATCCATGGCATACGATATGTTAATGCTAACTTTTCGCATATGCTGGCACTGTTTGTGGGATCTGCACAGAACGCATTTACAGCCCATGGAATTTCTTCACTAGTACCTACTAGCGGAACGCCTTGACTAATTAAGTCTGCACCCACAATATTAAATGTTTCGCTGAAACTTACCTGCATACCAATATCCATAGTACTGCATAACTCTAAGAATTGTTCCCTAGGAGTCCATTGGTGGTTTATCATCTCGTGCCCACGATCATAAAGATGTTGAAATAAACCTTTTAAGTTGTTTAGTACAGGTCCACCTTGCATTTCAATACGACCTGCATTAACATGAAAACGTAATTTCTTACCAATACTATCAGCAAACTCTATAGCACCAAATGCCTGTAGCAAATGATTCTTTAATGGACGCACAGCACCAAAGCATCCAATATCAATTACATCTTTATTTTTATTGAACTTTTTAGTCTTGTATTCTTGTGGATAAAAGTTGGGCAAATAAATTACTTTCTCGCTCCAATCTTTTTCGGGATTTTTTGTTTCTAAAAACAATTTAGTTTCACGCAACATACGCGGAGCGTTGACCCCGATAATAATATTTTTAAAGTCTGCATAATCGCCAATCCAGTCTATGGCATTGCCTTCGCCGGCAATAAAAGGCATTTCACTGTGCAGTCGAATGATCCATTTTACATCCGGATGTAGTTTTTGTAGTACGGAAAACTTAGTAGGTACTACCCAAAGAGCTTCAATAATTACGTGTGTGGGTTTGTGTTTTGTAACTAATCTATCAATACAGTTGTTGTCGATTGCAACTTCTAGATTAGATTCTACTCCAACGTCACGCAACATTTCATTCATAAAGTTAGCACTATTGTATAAGCCAGTGCTTAAACCTACATGACTATGTTTTTCTGCGCCATAGTCGTCGCGGCGTTTTAGGATAAAAAGTACTTTTTTCATTTGTATAGTTGATTTATACTAATATTTATGCTGTGAAATATTACACTAATATTATCTATTGATTTTAAGTAATTTAAAGAATTCAAATATCTTAATCCACATGTAACCTATGTCAAATTCCCACCACTGTTTACTTAACTTTACATTAGCCGGATCCAAGTGATGGTTGTTATGCAGTTCTTCTCCGCCAACTACAATACCCCAAGGACTTATATTGCGACTGTGGTCTCTAGTCTCACCATTACGATATCCTATCCAGTGTGCAACACCGTTAATAACTCCGGCAGCCCAAAATGGTATCCAAAGCATTTGTATACCCCATACCACAAATCCTATGGGACCAAATAATGCTAGATCAATCAACAACATTAAGCCAATGCCCGCAAAGTTGTGTTTGCTATATATATTTGTTTCAACCCAATCCACAGGAGTACCCTGTCCATACTGTGCAATCATGACACTGTCTTGAGCGGCACGAGAATATAATAATGCTCCACCAAACAACACACGCCAAATGCCAAACACATGCGGAGTATGTGGATCGCCCTCTTGGTCACTGTATCTATGATGTTTGCGATGTATTGCTACCCACTGACGTGTTACCATACCAGTTGTCATCCACAACCAAAAACGCATGAAATGGCTGAGCACAGGGTGAAAAGTCAAGCCTCTGTGTGCTTGACCTCTATGTAGAAAAACTGTAACGCACACTATTGTGATGTGCGTTACTAATAGTGTGTAAATTAAAACCAAAGCCAAATGCCTTGACTAGATAATAACAGGCCTATTCCTGCGACTGCAAAGCTACCCCAGAACATGCTCATGCTGACTGCCAAAATACTGGCAGATAATACCACAATGCTCAACTGATACATTGTGCCAGCATAACCAATCCAAGGGCTTTTCTTTTTAGCTTCATCACGTTCAGCTTCTAATTTCTTGGCTTTAGCGAATAATTCTTTTTTACCTTCGCCTGTAGCAGGTTCACTTTCGTAACGTGCAATCTTGGCCTGTAGTTTCTCAATCTTAGCAGTATCTTTGCGATAGATTGCATCATCTAAACTTTGTTCTGCTAGAGTCTGTTTGATACTTTTCGCTTCGTAGAAACTCCAAACATCGTTTGCTTGAATTGTGTTATTAAGTGTTGTGCTACTTAGTTTACCACCGTACCAAGAATTTACAGCTAGTATAAGTGCGAATATACTGATTACCATACCTGCTCTATCTTTGATTTGTGCTTCACGCTCGCTTCTGCTACCTACAGGTGGCTTAACTGCGTTGGGATCTTTTGGTTGTTTTGTAACTAAGTTTAATACTGAATCGAATAACGCCATCTTTTACTCCTTGATGTTATCAAGTATTTATTTGAGCAAGCGTTGTTTTACCTCTTGTAAATAATCATTTGATATTAATACCAACGGATTGTCTATAGATTCTACTACTTTTCCAAAGTTATCTACTAGCTCGTTTACTATAATTTTTTTAAATTCGCCATAGAAATGATAGTAATTAAACTTTAATATTTCTCTCATTTCTTCATGCATCTGTTGCAGTTCCTCAATTGGCATAGAACAAAGGCGTTCTATTTCGTTAGTAATTTTTTCTATGCGAAGATAATGATC